ACCAGCATTAGGTTCAGCAAATGCTGCTGTAAATAGAAAAGGTTGGTTTAATAATTTAATTGGATATGTACCAATTGCTGCAAGTGATTTTAATGACGCTGATTTAATTAACTTAAATATAGCAACTAAATCAGGTTTAGATATACCTATAAACGGAGATCTATATGTAGCGGCTATAGCTAAAGGAGCTTTAGATTTTAGAACTACAGCACAAATTAATGAAGCTAATTTTGCGGCTGGAACACAAAAAGAAATAACGTTTGATACAAAAGCTATTGATGTGTTGTATGCACCTGGAGATGTACTACACGCTGCTGATAATGCTGTACTTGGTACTGTAAAAACAATTGACTCAACAACACAATTAACTTTAACTAAATCAAACGAAGACGCTATTGAAGATGATGACGTAATATATAATGTTAGTCCAATAACACTAGTAATGTCATTTGAGTCTTGGGGAGGCTAAAATAAATTAAATTAAATTAAATATAATGGGGAAAAAAGAAGAGTTGGTTGACTTAAAACCAAAAGCGGATAAAATATCTGCTGAGCATTTGAAAGAAATGCAAGACGTAATAAATGTAATAAATAATATACAGTTTAATATAGGTAAAATCGAGGGCCAAAAGCATACACTGCTTCATGATCTAGGTATATCACAAAAAAAAGTTTTAGACTTACAAGGCGTGTTTTCCAAAGAGTATGGTTCGTTTGATATAAATATAACAGACGGTACTATAAATTGGCCTAAAGATGAAAAATAATATTATAAGAAAAATTACTATAGGTAAAGACTATAAAAACGACTCAATGCACTATTCAGTTGGGCAAGAGGTTTATGGTGGTCATAAAATTTGTGACGTGATTGAAGAAGAAGATAAGTACTGTGTTTATATAAAGAAAGGTGAAGTGGTTATACCATGGAAAGATTTTAATAAAAACATGGCTATATCAGTTGAGTATAATTTAGAATACTAATGAAAGCTTATAAAGATTTTATTATATCTCCAATAGGTGAAAGATATAATAACTCTACAAAAGTTGGTGATAAAGAGTTAATAATTAATACTGAAATATTTAATCATCAATACGTAAATAGATTAGCAAAAGTAATAGAAGTTCCTATATTATTTAACACACCAGTAAGAAAAGATGATGAAATAATAGTTCATCATAATGTGTTTAGAAGATGGAATGATATTAAAGGTAGAGAAAAAAATAGTAGATCTTATTGGAAAGACAATAAATATATTATATCACCAGATCAAATTTATCTTTATAAAAAAGACAACTGGATGGCTATGCCAGGTTATAGCTTTATAAAACCTTTAAAAGCAGTCGATAAGTTTAACGTAGAAACAGAAAGACCTTTAATTGGTATAATTAAATACAGTGATGGAACTTATAGTAAAGAAGAGTTAGTAGGCTTTAGACCTAATAGTGAATATGAGTTTATTATCGAAGGTCAAAGGTTATACAGAGTTTTAAACAATTTTATTACAATTAAATATGAATATCAAGGACACGAAGAAGAATATAATCCAAGCTGGGCACATAGCGGTTGAAGAATTAATTAAAGTAGCTAAAGAAGCTATTGTTGATTCAGGTGATGACGTTTCAGCTGATAGATTAAAAAATGCAGCAGCAACTAAAAAGCTGGCTATATTCGATGCGTTTGAAATATTAAACAGAATCCACGAAGAAGAAAATATGTTAGAGGGGAAACCAATAGAAGAAAAAAAAGAGAGTACTTTTAAAGGATTTGCAGAAGGAAGATCTAGATAATGTATAATCAATCACTAGTAAAGGTTGTAGAACCTGTAAAGATAAATACCATTAAAAGATTAAACAAATCTAAAAAATGGGAGTATGGTTATAACAAAGAAGCTAATGTAGTTTGTATATCTAAAACTGGTATGATAGGTGAGATACTTGAAATACAGGGTTTACAAATAGCTTTACCTAAACAACCTAAAGAAATATATAGTTGTAGTAAAGTAAAGTCAGAGCAAAAATGGAAACAATTTCCAGCTAACCCTGATTTTAAAAGAATTAAAACTGTTTTTGATTGGCAAGGTTATCCAGATGATTTTAAACAAAAACACTATGAATATATAGATGAAGAGTTTAAACGAAGAGAAGAAGGTTTTTGGTTTATGAATAATGGCGTTGCTACATATTTAACAGGTACACATTATATGTACTTACAATGGAGTAAAATAGATGTTGGCGCTCCAGATTTTAGAGAAGCTAATAGATTATTTTTTATATTCTGGGAAGCTTGTAAAGCAGATAACAGAAGTTACGGAATGTGCTATTTAAAAAATAGACGTTCTGGTTTTTCATTTATGAGTTCAGCTGAAACTGTTAATTTAGCAACTTTAGCTAGTGATAGTAGATTTGGTATATTATCTAAAACTGGTGCTGATGCAAAGAAAATGTTTACAGATAAAGTAGTACCTATTAGTTTAAATTATCCTTTCTTCTTCAAACCAATACAGGACGGTATGGACCGACCAAAGTCCGAACTCGCTTATAGAGTACCAGCTAAAAAGTTTACTCGTAAAAAAATACG